CTGGCGTGGCTGGCCCACGATGCGCTCCACAAGCAGGCCCTGGCCGGCAACGGCCCGGCGATCAAGCCGTTCGACGAGTGGCTTGCGGGCCTCGACGACATCCGTGTCGTCAATGAGGGCGAGGAGCCGGTCCCTTTGGCTGGGACTCCCTGACCGTCCAGGTCGCCGCGTTGGCGGTGCGGACAGGGATCTCGCCCAGGGAGCTCTACGAGCTCGACGCCACGATGCTCGACGCGATGTGGAGGGTGCTGTCCTGGCAGGTCGACGAGCAGAAGAAGGCAGCAGACCAGGCGAAGGTGAGGAGGCGCAGGTGACAGTCAAACCGCTAAAGACATCGAGCAAGCTGTCCGGCGACGTCGAGATCTTCGGCCTCAAGGAGATGCAGCGAGCGCTACGCAAGGCACCGCCGGAGACCAGGAAGCGTGTCAACGCCGGCTCGAAGGAGGTCGCCGAGCATGTCCTGAAGCTGATGAAGGTCCGCGCCATGTGGGTGCCGCACGCCCGCCAGTACGAGCTCGTCGTCCCGTCGCTGCGTGCCATCGCCGGTCGCACCCCCCGGATACGTTTCGGGGGGACACGCAAGGCCCGCGTGTCACGCAAGGCNCGCCCCTCTGTCGGCGAGTTCATACACGGCGTCGAGTTCGGCGGCGGCAGGTANCGCCGAACAGGTAGGGGTGGTTCGACGATGCAGTTCCCGCCCCACCTGGGCCGCAAGGGGTACGTCATCTTTCCGACGATTGTCGCCTCGCATGAGTTCATCAAGAGGGAATATTCCCGCCAGATCGAGAAAGTGCTGAAGGGCCTCTGATGGCATCACCGGTTCGCACCCTCACAGTCAACTTCGTTGGCAAGACGAAGGACCTGGACAAGGCGTTCAAGCGCGTGTCCAAGGGCTCGAGCCTCATGTCGGACAGGATGGCGCGGGCAGCGTCGATAGGCATGGGCGCGTTCGCAGGCATCGGCGCAGCCGTGGTCGGGGCAACAGCGGTGCTCAAGCCGATGATCGAGGGCGCTGCCGACGTCGAAGAGTCCCTCTCCAAGAACCGCGTCCTGTTTGGCGACGCCGCAGCTGCTGCGGAACGGTTCGCCGAGGGCTCGGCTGAGGCGATCGGTATGTCGCGCCGCGAAGCCCTCGAGGCGGTCGGCGTGTTCGGTTCCCTGGCGCACGCAATGGGAATGCCCCAGGCCGAGGGCGTCGACCTGTCGGTCACGATGACGAAGCTCGCAGCGGACATGGCGAGCTTCGGCAACGTGTCCGTCGAGGAAACCCTGACCGCCCTCCAGGCCGGCCTCCGGGGCGAAGCCGAGCCGCTGCGCCGCTTCGGCGTNCTCCTCGACGCTGCAACGCTGAAGGCCAAGGCCCTCCAGATGGGCCTCATCGAGAACGAGAAGAAGGCCCTCACGCCGCAGGCCAAGGCGCTGGCCGCGTACGAAGTCATCCTCGAGCAGACGTTGATCCAACAGGACGACTTCATACGGACCTCGGACGGCCTAGCCAACCAGCAGAAGATCCTCGCATCCACGTTCGACAACATCAGCGTCGAGATCGGCGAGAAGCTCCTGCCGGCGTTCACATCGATTGTCACGTTCCTGAACGAGGAGTTCATCCCCGCGTTCGAGGACGCCCTGGACGACCCGTCGGTATACAACATCGCAAAGGGTTTCGGCTCAGTGCTGCACGCTGGCGTCGCGGCCGGGTATGTCGAGGGCGAAGTCGACGCCCCGATGATGGTCACCATCATGGAGATCCTGACCCTCGGCCCCGAGGACATCACCGGCCTGATCGGCATGGGCTGGGACATCTTCACCGGCGTGAAGTCCGGCTGGGATGGCGCTGCCGAGTCCAACCGCCTGAACTTCGTCGACCCGGACGTGATGGCAGAGTTCGGGCAAAACCTCGAGGGCATGTTCGCCGAGATCGCTGCGAACTTCGGAGTCGACATATCCGACGTGGTGAACCGTGAGGGCAGGCGCAACGAGCCCCCCCCCGGCGGTGGCCCGGCGGATGCCGAGATTGCTGCGATGATCGACCAGGCGGCCGCGGAGATCGGAGTNATCNTCGNCATACACGACCCCGCAGCAGCCGACGCCGCCGCCCGTGCTGAGATGCAGGCCGCCCTCGACGCCGTAGCAGCCGACGCGGCCGCAGCCGCAGCCGCCGACGCGGCCGCCCGTGCTGAGATGCAGGTAGCCCTCGAAGCTGCAGCGGCCGCTCTCACCGCAGCCGCAGCCGACGCCGCCGCCCGCCTGGAGATGCAGGCCGGGCTCGACAAAGCCGCAGCCGACGCGGCCGCCCTCGCAGAAGCCGCAGCGGCAGTTGACGCCGCAGCAGCTGATCGTGGATTTACCCCCGCCGACGCCGTGAAAGTCGACGAGATGGCCGACATATCCGCGTGGCTGGCAGGCGGCGGTGCTCAGGCTGGCATGTTCGGAGCCGCTCCAGCGGTCAACGTGACGATCAACGCCCCGGCGGTCACCGGCAAGGAAGTCATCGACGCNATGGCCGAAGCGGTCAAAATCGGGGGTCCGATGAACCGTCAATGGATAGGCCAGTGACGTGGCGACCGCTACGCACACCGTCAACATCTTCCTCGACGGCCACTACCGAACCGTCACCGCAGACGTCCGAGCCGTCCAAATCTCCTACGGCCGCCTGCGCGTCACCGACTCGTTTAGGGCCGGCAGCTGCCGCATAAGCCTCAACAACCAGGACAACGCATACGGGCCGCTCGCAGGCGGCACATACGGCGACTCGCAATGGCTGAACGCAGAGGTGCGGGTAATGACGTCGATCAACGCCCCCGGCGTGGCGACAACCCTGTTTCGGGGCCGCATCGAGGACGTCGACACCCTGTACCCGAACTCGAGGGACTCGACGGTCATCGTCAAGTGCCTGGACGGCATGTCACTCCTGGCACGCACCGAGCTCACCGACGTGTCGTTCTCCCAGGAGGTCGGCTCGGTTCGCTTCTCGGCGGTGCTCGACGACTCCCAGGTTGCCTACCCGGCACAACCCGGCTCCCCGACGACGGCAGACCCGACGACGCGTGACATCGACGCCTCGTCGGTCACGATGCAGGCCGCAGACGTCGCGGAGATCAACACGACGACGTACACCGAACGCCTCTCACAGTCCGAGGACGGCGCAATCTTCGTCCGGCACGGCAGCGCCGGCGGCGCTGCGGTCACCGCCGGCGACCGGGGCGACATCCTCACCTACAAGAAGCGGTACGCCGACTCGGGTGTCACCGGGCTGACGTTCGGGGCCGGCGACGGCACCGCCGCAGCCGAGCCGGCGTTCACGAACATCACGACGATGTTCGGCACCGAGCTCCTCTACACGCGGGGCGTCTACCAGCGAACCGGCGGCGACGACCAGATATTCGACGAGAACGTGTTCGGCCAACCCGCCTACGGGATACGAACCCTGGTGCGCCGCAACCTGCTCAACGACTCCGACGACGACGTGCTCACAGCCTGCAAGAACTTCGTGGCCCTGCACTCCACGCCTGCTCTCAGGGTGTCGAGCCTCGAGTGCAAGCCGTTGGCGCTCACCGACGCCCAGGCCGAAAAGGTCGCCAAGCTGACGATCTTCGACGGAATCCGCGCCCAGTTCCAACCCATCGGAGCCGGCGCAGCGATGAACCAGGTGCTGAGAGTCGAATCGGTCACGCACGAGATCACGCCGAAGGACTGGACGATGCGCCTGGGTACGTCAGGCAGCGGCGACACCGTGTTTCTGATCCTCGACTCGGCCGACTTCGGCATCCTCAACACCAACAAGCTCGCACCGTAAGGAGACACCATGCCGGCACCAGCTGGTTTCAAGACATTTGTGGCCGGAGCGGTGCTCAGCGCCACCAGCGACGTGCAGGTGTNCCTCATGGACCAGGTCTGCNCCGTCTGGAATGACGCNTCGGCCCGCACGTCCGGCCTGGGCTCGCCGGCCGAGGGGCAGATGAGTTACCTGAAAGACACAGACAAGGTCTACACCTACGACGGTGCAGCGTGGGTGGAGCTCGGAGCGTCCCCGGAGGACGCGAACACCATCATCGGCCTCTCAACCTTCATCTAGGAGAACCACATGGCAACCTATTCAAAACAGCTCCTCTCAGGCTCCACCAACGGCAAGAACATCAAGGTCGTCCAGACGGCCACAGCCGGGACGACGATCCATACCGCCGTTGCAGGAGCGAGCGACCTCGACGAGGTGTGGTTGTACGCCTGTAACACCGACTCGGGGGACAGGAAACTGACCGTCGAGTACGGCGGGACGACATCGCCGGACGACCTCGTCGAGCTGACGGTGGCCGCCGAGGCCGGCTGGGTGCTGGTGTGCCCCGGCATGTTGCTCCAAAACGGCCTGATCGTGAAGGCGTTCTGCTCGGCGGCGAACGTGGTCGTCATGAACGGGTACGTGAACCGGATCACCGCCTGATGCGAATCCCGCGGTTTTTCCCGTCGACGAAAGTCTCCGACTGGGCGTCGGGCACAATCGCCGCGAACCCTGGCTCGGCGTTCACCTACACCACAACCGGTTCGCCCGCTACGGGCACCGACGGTTCCTACACCTGGCTGCGGTGGACCGGCAGCGGCAACATCATCGTCACGAAGAACGCCGACAGCATCACTGGTGAGGTGCTCGTCGTCGCGGGCGGCGGCGGGGGCGGCCAGATTGAACGCGGCGGCGGCGGCGCTGGCGGTATGCAAACCAATGGCAGTTACGCGTTGTCGGTGGCAACCCACACGGTGACCATCGGGGCCGGTGGTGCTGTCGGTGGGGCCGACAACAGCGGTGTCGTCGGCGGTGACACGG